CCAGTAAGTTTATCTTCCCCTAGTTGGTCCCAACCCCCTAATTTTTCAGGGGTGCCATATCTAAAACGAACCATATCACCACCAGTCCATTGCGCCTCAGCGCCGGTAGCAGTGACTTGTTTATTAAAGCCGGGTAAAAAACCTAGTTTTTGTAGCATAGAAAATCCTAAAATTCCTTTATAATATACCCTGATAGTCCAATCAACTCCAGCGATGAGTATAAGTCTTATATCTCAAAATATTAGATAATTAAAGGTGTTCTTATATTGATTTTATAGATAATATACCCCGATGAACGGTCAATCAGACTCATCAAAAAATATTGACAGATCTGGCATTTATAATTTTTTTTATTGGGGACCAATACTTTTTCACATAAAACTACACTCTCAAGATTTAAAAAAATGTGCTAAACTTTGTAGTAAAAAAGCCAACTCCGCCAATGAGATACTGGCAGGAGTTATTAAACATGAACATTATGTTAATCCTTTAGAATATCAACACATTCTCGACCCCTATTTAATATCTTTTCGACATGCGTATAATCAATGGTATGGAAAACCTTTAACCAAGAAGATAGTGACCATGCAAGCGTGGGTTAATTTCATGGTAGCTGGAGAATTTAACCCTCCTCATATCCATAACGACTGTGATTTTTCCAGCGTCTTGTTTGTCAAAATTCCTAAAAACTTAGAGGAAGAACAAAAAAAATTTACAGGTAGAGGAGGGGGACCGGGTTCACTTTCTTTTACTTACGGAGAAACTCAACTTCATTCTCTTGGCAATAGGTCCTTCTCTCCTAGAGTAGGGGATCTTTTTATATTTCCAGCGAACCTCACCCATTTTGTCTTTCCTTTTACGTCTAAGGGAGAGAGAATATCCATTAGTGCAAATTTTAGATTAGATTAATGTATGATAAACAACAATTTAAAGAAAATATTTTTTTTAGTAGGTTTACCAAGAGCGGGTAATACTTTATTAAGTTCTATTTTAAATCAGAATCCTGATATTGCTGTAACTGCTAACAGTATTACAGCAGATATAATATACAAAGTATCTCAAATAAAAGATATGGACAGCTTTAAAAATTTTCCTGACTACCAATCTTTAAATAATATTGCTCATCATGTTTTTGATTTGTATTATAAAGACTGGAAGCAATCTTATATTATAGATAGGTCTCCATGGGGTACCCCTGGTAATTTAAAATTTTTAAGAAAAACTCAAACGGACATTAAGATAATTGTTTTAACAAGAGATATTATTGAAGTCTTAGCTTCATTTATTCGTTGGTCCGAAGAAAATCCTAATAATTTTATGGATAAGACTAATTTTAAAACTATTGAAGAACAATGCGATGCTTTAATGAACATGGACATTAT